TACCCACAAATTCAAATGCTCCAATGTTTAGTGTATCAGCATCTAATCCTAGGGCATTGTAAAGTTCAGTAAAATTGTCATTTACTTTTACAAAGGCATTCTTAAGGCTGTCACCGGTTGGGTCAGCAGTTGTGCCAGTTCTAATTATTTTCTTAGCCATCTATCGCTCCATTAATTTAATGCTACCCAGCTTGAGCCATCAAAGCCTCTAAACTGATTTGTGCCGTCATCGAACACTATCATACCTTTGACCGCAGTTGGAATAGCAGCAGCAATTGCTGTTAGGTCAGCATAGGTAGCAGTTTGAATATAACTGCTGGCAGTGACTGTGGTAGTTTCGACCACACCAACTACCTTTCCTTCAGTACCGTCAATTAACATTGTTGAACTGTCGCTGAATACACTGCCAGTTACATCGCCGTCTAGATTACCAACAACGTTGCCTGTAACATTTCCTGTCACATTGCCGCTGACATTTCCTGTCACATTGCCGCTGACATTTCCTGTGTGAACTCCAGCAGTATTTCCAGTAACATTTCCAGTTAAATTTCCGATAAGTGTTCCACGAAGAACACCGTTAGTTCCGTCTACTAGTATTGTAGAATCGTCAGCAAATACACTTCCGATCAAATCCCCGCGTCCAATACTAACAGTTACCGTACCTGTACTAGAACTAACTGTAATACCGTTCCCACCAATTAAACTAGTAACACCCGAGTTTTCAAAAACAACTTTATTTGGTGTAGTTGTTCCAATAAGATTGATACCGGTGCCTTCTTGAAGAATAATTGTAGCACCAGTACTGTTGGCATTAAGAGTATTTTCGATACTGCCCGCACTGTTTACCACACTGACAATTCTATAGGCGTTACCTGCAGGAGCAGTGTTGGTTATGGTAACTTTGCCAGTAACTGGATCTCTAGCACTGACAGTTAGATTGGTAATATTACCGCTGTCAATTTCAACAATGCCAGAGTTGGCAAAAGTAACTGTGCCAGTTGAACTGCTAACACTAACTCCTAGTCCTGCAACAGCAGATCTAACACCAGCATTGGTTACAGTGACCGCCCCAGTTGATCCACTTACACTCATCCCGGTGCCAGCAACTAGAGAAGTTACTCCCACATTAGTAATATTAATTTGGTCATTAGTTGAAGTTACTGATAGTTGAATTCCAGTACCAGCATTAAAATCTAATACATCATTAAACTGATCAGCAACCACCGATGTTTCACTGTTTACTGAAAATTCTTTAAAGAATGCCTTATCTGGATCAATGATCAATTGTCCAGCTACAGTAGTCCCACTAGGTAAATCAACAGTTAACCCTTCGTTAGTAATTGCTGCACCGCCAATGCTGAGAGTATCGCTGATGTAAACACTAGACCAACGCTTCTGCGGTGTTCCCAAATCGTAAGTATCGTTCTGCGCAGGGATTAGGCTGCTTTCCAATGCATCAAACTCAATCCCTTCCCCGCCAACACTGGCATACAGTTCAGTAAAGTTGGCATTGATTTTTGCAAAGGCATCTTCTACCGTGCTCCATACAATAGGAGCAGATCCGGGTGTAATAGTTTGTTTTGCCATTATGCTCTCCCTACCGCTACTTCAATTGTTCCTATGTGATCTGAGTCATAGTCCTCGAGGGCTTTTCCTATCATAGATCCTACCTTAATGTCGCCAACAGCAGCAACCGCTACTCCTGGAATTCCGCTAGTAACTAATATGTTACCTTTCTTGATCTTACCCGCAACCCGACAAGGAACACGACCAACCAGTGCAACATACGGATGAGTTGTGTTGTCTCCTGCTTCGCTGTTCATCATGAACGCAGGGTTTGCAGAAATAACACCTGCTACCGCAGTGTCCATTTTTGCGTTAGTTGTCGTGATTTCTTTGTCACCTCCGAACACCACAACAGTACCTACTGGGTACTCTCGGTCGGCGGCATAGCGTTCTGCCAAGTCAGCGTAGCGTGCCGCTGTAGCTGTGCCAGTCATTACGCCAGCACTAAAGTTACCGCTTGAATCGCGGAATACAATTGTGCTGCCTGTGTTAGCACTGGTGGCATTTGATGTAACAGTAAATGTTCCACCTTCACTACTGACGCTACCACTGATACCGTTACCACTTGTAGTTGCATCTGCAACATAATTACCAGTTGTGTCGGTTCCTAGTGCTACTGAATTAGCGGCAATAGTTGTAGCAAAGCTAAGATTGCCACTACCGTCAAACGCTGCGGAAACACCTGTCACATCACCTGTTAAGGTAATTGTTCTACCAGTAGCCCAAGCGGTAGCAGTAGTTGCATTACCACTTAGAGCAGCGGTAATAGTTCCAGCACTGAAGTTACCACTTGCATCACGGAAAACAATTGTACTGCCTGTGTTGGCATTAGTAGCATTGCTAGTAATAGTATAAGCAGTACCGTTGTCAGCGTTCGGAGCAGTACAACTCAATCCGCTACCGCTGATAGCAACTGTACTTGCATACTGACCTGTGGTGTCAGTACCAAGTGCGGTAGCATCTGCTGATATAGTTGTAACAAATGAAACATTACCTAAGTTAGTAACTGTACCGGTTCCTGTAACATCTCCGGTTAGGGTAATACTAAAATCACCTACATCAAAGTCTAAGGTGTTGTCTGCGTCATCGTAGGTAACACTAATACCGGATTCAGTATTGCTGGTTACCATCGCTCCCACAGTGTCAGCAATATATTCAGCTATTGAATCAGAGCCAATATTAAGTCCTGTAACTGTAACTGCGCCTGCTGAAAAACCACCACTTCCGTCACGTAGTACAATTTGATTTGATGTATTGGCATTAGTGGCAGTGATTGTTGCAGAGTTGGCCTGACTAGCAATAGTTGATGCTACCAATGTGCTTCCACTGCCTAATGTCCAGGCACCTATAATTTGACCAGCAGTTCCGCTAGCGCCTGTGGTCAATGTATCTGAATATAGTGTGCCTGCACGAGCATCAATAAATCCACTACCTAGTGTAAGATCACTGGTTCCAATCATTGACCAGCTACCGGTTAGATTACCAGTAGTTCCTACCCCCCCTGTAGTAATTGTATCAGTATAGAATGTGCCAGTTCTAACGTCGAGGTTGCCAGTACCCCAGGTAAGGTTACTTACTCCTACCATGGACCAATCACCAGTTATCGTACCGGTGATTGCTTCACCACCTGTGGTAATAGCTCTAGTGGTAAATCCGCTAGTTCCCAAACTAATACTAGATCCTGCTGCCACTGACCACTGCCCAGTTATTACACCAGCTGTAGCTGTTGCACCGGTGGTTAATGTAGTAGACTGTAGTGTTCCAAGCGTATAATCAATCTTACTTCCCGAAGTCAAACTCCAGTTACCTGTTAAGTTACCTGTGGTTACGTTAGAACCCGTTGTAAATGTTCTAGATTTAATTGTACCAGAACTAAAATCAATTTCACTTGTGCCCTGACCTACAATCTTACTAGTACCTTGCAGTGTCCAGGCACCAGTAATACTACCAGCAGTAGCCGCAGCACCTGTAGTCAGTGTAGTACTTTGCAGTGTACCTGCTGATGCATTGATTGTTCCTGTACCTAATGTTAGACTACTGTTGGTACTCATTGTTAGGTTACCGGTTAAGGTACCTGCGGTTGTTGATCCGCCTGTGGTAAATGTATCAGATGTGATTGAACTTACCTGAATTGGAGCAAACGCCGAGTCGTCATTTAAACGGAATCTATGACTGTTGTTTCTATAACTAGAAACTTTATCACTGGTTAAACTTCCGTCGCCAATACTGACTCCAAGTACACCACTAAATCCATAGACGTTAATACTACCGCCTGTAGCAGTTACAGAAGTGTCTGCTAACAATTTATTAACACTGGCACTGGTTCCTACATAAAATCTCCTACTTGCATAAATATCTCTTGAACCTATATCTCCGCTGCTATCTCTAATCACAAGTTTATTATTAGCTGTAACATCGGTAAAACTGGTGTACGGACTTACTGCTTCAACTATGCCATAGTCTGCGTCTTCGCTAGATGTTGCTACGTTGGTTCGTCTCAGGAATCCAGTTGACGAATATTGCGTTTTCTTGATTGCTCCACCTTCGTTAACTACAGTGCTAAATGCAACTGCACTAACATCTCCAGTACCAGCTGCACTTCTACCCAATACTGTGTCTGTGGCAATCTGAGCTAGTCTTCCTACAGCAATTCCGTTGGTTTTTAATTCAACCCATCCGTTGGTCAATGTAAATTCTGCATCGCTAAAACTTGCTAGACCTCTATCTGCCTGTGTAATACCTGCGGCACTGGCTCTAGTTGACGCAGTGACCATTGCCAGTTTACTTTGAGCAATAGCCGCTGCTGAATTGATATTGGCGTTATCGATAATATTTGCTTTGATATAGATATTATATTCGTTCAATGAACTATCAACACCGGTAGTAATTGCATTATCGCCGGGAACTTCTAAGTCACCGGCAATCTTTACTGCGCGGCCTTCGTTGCCGGTGCCTGTAAATGCAATGGTATAGCCAGCGTCAACTGCCTGTCCCGGGAACGAATTGGCAATGATGGCATCAAAACTGATACTTCTATTGTTTACAGCATCTTGTGGATCAATAGGATCGGCTAGATTTCTGATCCTATTATCGTCCATATTCAACGTGCCTTTCATAGGCAACTGGCCAGTCAGCGCCATATATCCGCCTGTAGTAGGAGGAATTAATCGGCCTTCGTCAACACTATCACCACCGTGTGTTACACCTAATCTACGATCGATATAACCACGGGCTGCGTTTTCTGTTGGCACAGTATCAGTGGCGTTGTCGCTGAATGTTGTATCAGTTGAGAATTCAGCAATTGGAACACCACGTTTAAATCCCAGTCCACTCAAGTTACTTAAAGCTAGTGATGCTGAGAAAGTAACAGTACCAGTACCTTGGTCAACTCTAAAGAATGGTCCAACCGAGAAGTTACCAAATTGGTCAGTGGTTACAAAGAAGCAACGACCCTCTCCACGTTCAACAATCTGTGAATACTCTACTTCACCTGTGGTATCCAATAATGTTTCTGTAGCAATACGAACAGGCGCACCGTAAATCTCACTAGGGTAGTTTGTGTCCGCATAGGATCCTGTACCAATTTCTAATAAGTCGTGTCCCGTGACACGAGTTAAAGAAATACGAATTGTCAGCGTACCCTGACTTTCTTCAGTACGTGCTGCAACACCTGCAAACAGTGTAATTGGACTTTCAAATTTAATAGCACTGTTTTCTAAAGGAGTGTTTAAAGTAATTTTAGCATAGGGTTCACCGGTGATATCAGCATCGTCATACTGTGTAACAGTGTAATCTCTACCCTGGAAGGTCAATTTTGATCCTACAATACGGTCTGAATCTACAGGTCCTAGTTCAACAATACTTAGGCTACTATCACCAACTTTACCCTCTACTAGTGCTACTGCAAAAATCCCTGTACCGTTGTCAGTAAATGTGATTGCCGCTCCGCCGAAGGAGCTGGCGATTTGAAAATCGTTGGCAGCAGAGCTGATAACAAAATATTGTCTAGAAGTGAATACCCCACTAGGCATGATGCCACTGGTTTCAAATCTAATAACATCTCCGTTGGATAACCCGTGACCAGTCTTGCTGATAATGTCAGTGGTATGATCAAAAGTACATCTTGTAGAATTTACCACCGCAGTACCGGTTCCGGTTCCAGCACCTGAGGCAGTAAATACCGTTCCCGAAGTATTGGCCGCAGCACCAATAGAAGTCCAAGCGGTAGTTCCGGCAGTTACAATATAGTAACTAGTACCAGTTTGTATCTCAGTAGCTGATTGAATCAATCTCGGACCACCTGACCAAGCGTCGGGAGCTGCTAGAGTTATAGGACTAAACTCTTGTCTTGGAAACAAGGTCATTTCAGCATAGTTATATCCGTCTTTTAACTGTGTGGCCACTAGGCCGTCTGCGACAAAGAAATGACTGCCTGAGCCCGCAGTAGTGGTTGCCACTGGTTGTCCATCTTTAGTTGTTGAAACTTTAAATGTATTGGCTGTGAATCCGTTGTCAATAATATAATAACTATCGTTGACAATCAGTCCACTAGGTAAACTACTACTAGTATAGAATCTAACTTGATATCCTGGTCGTTGACCGTGACCTGCAGCAGTGACTAATGTTTCTGTACCTGAGGTAAAGGTACACACAGTATTTTCGTAGTCCGGAGGAAAATAATCTGCAAATTCTAGCACACGATAAAGCTGTGTGTCGAACATTTCGTTAATCTTCAAAGCAGTCGATGGTCGTACAGCAACACCAACTACGTCTCCTGTGAGAACTATTTCGGTATTTACACGCAGGGTAACTCTAGTTCCGTTGGGTACAGCAGCAACAAATCCGTCAGTGTCCGAATTTAAGTTTAGTCGATAAATCTTTTGACCTGTAGAATCTGAAGGAAAGTCAATCTCAGTGACTGCGCTGACCACTGGGTACCTTACCAATCCAATGGTACCGCCGTGATCGACTTCTATTTCACTGCCGTCTCTTGGAGGATAGGTATAATCAGTGACATAGATAATATACCCGTTGACATCGTTATCATACACCCCGCCATCGTTGTAAACAATAGCACCTTGAGAAAG